GCCAGTTAATTAAGTGTCTGCGATTGTTAAAAGTTTTTCGCAACGGATCGTTAGGGTCGTGATAACGATTGTCAAAATAATAAAGTATGTACACAACAAGCTCCCTTCTCCCCGTATAGCCGCTGGGACAGCTGTTAAAAAAATAAAATAAAAATGTTAGCTTCCACGTACAAAACCCTACCGCGATTTGTCAAGGAAAATAAAAAAAGAATTTTCTTACCTTTTTTTTCTAACGAAGACGGGCTAAACTTAATTAAAGAAAATTGTTTTTTTATTTCTTGCGAGCGAAGCGAAGTCCTTGACAAATCTATGAGCGGTAGGGTTTTGTATAATGCTGTACCTGGAGGGGGGTGGAAAGTAACCGCCATTGAATTGTGCCGAAGCGTTATGTTTCTTCGGTTACTTTCCAGGGGGGAACTTGTAGTGCCCCCCTATCAAAACGATTTTTTTAAGCAACTCGACTTCCCGGATTGATGAAATAGAAAATCAAATCGGGGAGTTGCTGTTAAGAAAAAATCGTTTCCGCTTATGTGAAAAAACTGTGGAAAGCAGTTAGCGGATCAAACCAAGTAACTGATATATTTGAATCTGTTATTCTTCTCTGGTGTGCCATGGACTATGGAGAGTTTACTCTCCGTAGGACATAAGAATAGCATGCTTCAATGTTGAATAACAGATGGATTATGGTTTGCGTAAAGTTTCGTGAAGTTTGTGGACGTGGAAAACTGTGGTGAGGTGGTGGAAAAAGACTGCCTAACACAAGGCATACCAACGCTTAACATTTGAGCAAACTGAACGAGAACTTTACGCAAGGTACGTAAAAGGTATGGGCCATCAGCTTTCCACAGTTTTTTCATGACGCGAAAGGGGGTGGGGGGGTCATAGTGTCGTGGACAGTCCCCCCCCCGGTGGTCAATGTGGTTAGGTACTTGTTTCCTCCCCCTTGAGCGTCTAGTAATTTACGTATTCTTTTTCGTCCGATTAAGTTTCTGATGGGGGTAAAACTTTTACACGTTCAAATTGTTTAGAGGGGTAAAACTTTTACACGTTCAAATTGTTTAGAGGGGTAAAACTGTTGGGGGATAGTTTCGTCCAGGGGGTAAAACTTTGGGTGTGCACATTCAGACTTTCTCTTACCTATCCGCACCATAAAATAAACTTAATAAAAACTTAATAAAAATTTAATATAAATTTAATATGTTGAATTCGCCTTCATTTCCTGTATATTAAGTATAGGGAACCACATCAGGGGAGGTTTAATGCAGGGTGATTCGCTACCCTTATTAAATGCGAGGTTTAATGCGTTAAAAAAAATTAAAATAATTTGTTGAATCTATACTTATTTCCTGTATATTAAGTATAGAAAGGTGTTTATATAGTTTTATAAAAAAAAAATTAAAATAATTTGTTGAATCTATACTTATTTCCTGTATATTAAGTATAGAAAGATGTTTATATAGTGTTATATAAGTATAAGAATATGTTTTTAATGTTTATATGTTTATTACAAACAGCTACGCTGTTTGTATAAATCAGCTTCGCTGATTTATGAAAATATATTAATAAAATTTATATTAACAAACCAAGGAGAAAAGAATATATGTTTAACGTGTTATTAGGTGTTATTAGTTTTTTTGTGTTTATTAAGGCAATGCAGGAGTTACATCTCCTTATTCAGTCAATCCCTTTCTCTGGTTTGAAAAGAAAGAAAGAAGAATCCGGCGTTGAAATACCTGAACAAAAACCTACCCGTGCTAGATACGATGTTGAAGCGTTTAGAAGACGGATAGAAGCTCTGAAGGATGAAGATGGTCTCTACGATGTGATTGAGAGTGAACCGGTTACCGACTTTACTGGTGCAGAAATTATCACTCTTGACGCTGAATTAGATATTGATAAATATGCCAGGAGCTAACTTATGAAGGTTAAAATAGGCGTTACAGAGTATGATTTGAAATTGATTTCAGACCAAGAAATAAAAAACAGTTTTGCGGACGCTAATGATGGTGATGCTGAGAATACGTTTGTTGCTGGATTAGTTAATTTGGCACAGAATACCATCCGAATCAACAAGGATTTGCCTCTCCAAACAAGAGTCCAAAGTTTCTTCCACGAATGCGTTCACGCAATGTTAGATGAAATAGGTGAGTCAGAATTATTCCAAGATGAAGATTTTGTAGATGCATTTTCGAAGCAGATATACGGCCTGTTTACGGCTAATAAATTAGATAAAGTTTTACTGTTTCTGGAGGACAAGAAAGGTGGAAGGAATTAATTATGTGTTAGCATCAACTTGTCGCCGATACACCAGGTACTACCGCTTTGGTAAAATCGACGAATTAGAGTATAAGACTGTTATGAGAGTGTTAAGTGAGATAGAGGATGAAATAGATGGCATTTTAGAGGAGGAGGAGGATTATGACGGAGAAGAATGAATTAGCAGTTCAAGATGACAGTCTCTTCTCTGGTTTGAATCCCGAACTTATAGACAATCTTACTCCTGCAAAGACTCGTATGATATTGATGTATTTGACTGGTCAGTATTCTCAGAAAAAACTTAGTCAAATCATAGGAGTCAGTGAGAACACAATACGTGCTTGGTTGCTAGATCCGACTGTACAAATTGTTATAAAGGAACTTCAACAAAGAGAGTTTGCAGTTGTGGATAGCAAACTAAAGGCGTTAAGACACAAAGCAATCGACACGATGAACGAACTACTTGAATCCGACATGGATAATGTGCGGTTTCAGGCCGCTAAAGATATCTTAGACAGAGGTGGACATCGCCCACAGCAAACCATAAAGGTTGATAAGACTGTCACTACGCTGGAACAACAGTTAAAAGACTTGGCGGACTTCACCATCGATGATGCAGATGTCATTGACATTTCGGACATTGTTGAGGAGGTGAAGAATGGCGGATAATGATATAAAAAAACAACAATTTTTTACATGGAAGTTGCGTAATGACAGACTTTGGTACATGGAGAATTTCCTAAAGATTAGGGATAAACAGTCTCGACTTGTGCCGCTTAAGCCGAATTACGCTCAACGGATGTTCAACAACATCATAGAGGAAAATACAAAACGTGGTAAACCACATCGTTACATCATTCTAAAGGCCAGACAGTTGGGAATAAGTACGTTTACCGAAGCCTACATCTATCACGACACTTCCACAAGAGAAAATGTGAATTCCCTCATAATAGCCCATGAGGAAAAGGCAACTCTTAACCTCTTCAACATGTCCAGACTTTTCTACGAATCGTGTCCACTTGCCATAAGGCCAATGAAAAAGTATTCCAATGGCAAGGAGTTGGTGTTTGAAAATCCAACAACTGACGATGAAGAGAAGTTAAGAAATCCTGGTTTAAGGTCAAGGATTACAATTGCAACCGCAGGAACAACTGATACTGCAAGATCTGGAACCTATCACAACATTCACGTTTCTGAAATAGCATTCTTCCCAAACCCTCAAAACACTATGACTGCCCTATTGCAGTGTGTGCCGGATGAGCCAAACACATTCGTGTGTATGGAATCAACTGCAAACGGTATCGGTGGATACTTCTACGATATGTGGAATGCAGCTGTAAGGGGAGAAAACGATTTTACTCCAATCTTCTTTCCTTGGTTCACTGATCCAAGTTATTCTACCCCGTTCGAAACGGAAGAAGAAAAAGAAGAATTTATAAAGTCAGTCAATTATATGCATCCTGACGCATCAGGTAAATTAGTTCATACCGATGAATGGCTACTTAAAGAACAGTTTGACTTGACTTGGGAACAACTTAATTGGAGAAGGAAAACAATTGCAAATAAGTGCGGTGGAGATTTGGATATGTTCCATCAGGAATATCCTGCCACTCCAGAAGAAGCATTTATCGCATCTGGTAGACCAAAGTTCAACTTAAAATCTGTTAAAGAATATGAACTTAGGTGTCAACCTCCAGAGGTTGTTGGTGACTTGCTACGCACCAGAGAGACTATTTCCATAAACGAGAATGACAAAGGCCCATTCAAAATGTGGCTAGCTCCACAGAAAGATACCCAATATGTTATTGGTGCTGACGTTGCTGAGGGGCTTGTAAGTGGAGACTACTCTGTTGCAATTGTTTTAGATAATGACTTGAACGTTTGTGCTAAATGGAGAGGTCACACTGACCCGGATTTGTTTGGCAAGGAAATTGTTAAGCTTGCAATGCTTTATAACGAGGCTTACGTTGCGGTTGAGAATAATAACCATGGCCTTACCACTCTAAAAAGCATTGTGAATGAAGATTACTACAATCTTTTCTATACAAAAACTTATGATAAGGTTAATGACACGATTACTAAAAAACTTGGATGGTCTACCAATGCCCGAACCAAACCTCTTGCCATTGATAAATTGGCAGAGTACATCAGAGAGAGATTCTTTGGTATGTGGGACATTGAGATTGTAGAAGAATTGTATTCTTACGTTATAGATGATAAAGGAAGGACAAATGCTCAAGAAGGTAAATATGACGACTGTGTAATGGCTTTGGCAATTGCATTACAAGCTTTCCTAGAAGGCCGTGGTGAAAATTATCTTCCGGAAATCAGCAGAGATGACGTGGCGAGATATACAAAAAAACAACTTTTTGATGTACCTGAAATAATTGATGAGCTGTTTGAGAGCGATGATATAAAAGAGGAATATTCCGAATAACAGAGGTGAAGTACGCTGGCTAAAAATCAAGATATCATTACTGAGGTTGGAGAAGAAGAAAAGAAGTTGGCCGCAATGACTATGCAGAGGTTCAAAGAGGCTATGATAGCTAAAGAACCGTACACTACAAGGTGGCTTACTTACTTAAATGCATGGGATAACAGTTTATTTGAAAACCAACCTGCCCCTTCTTACAAGACCAACCACGTTAGCAACTTCATCTATGCCACCATAGAGAGTATGCGACCCATCTTGTTTGACAAGAACCCACAGTTTGAAGCAAGACCATTTACTGAAGAGGCTATGGAATATTGCTCTCATATCAATACTCTACTTGATTGGGAATGGGAGAGGTCTGGCATACAGGAGATGCTGTTAGCTAACTCGATTTATACTTTTGTCCTTGGTACTTCCATAATCATGTTGAAGTATGAGTATAATGATAGGGCAAAAGGTGGTGTTGATGGTGAAGTTACTCCGGTAAAAGTTAGTCCCTTCAATCTGTATCCTGACCCTTTAGCCACAAGTGTTGAAGATGCAGAGTACATCATTTATGCAGACTATGTTCATGTAAA